TCAACGGCTGCTGGTGCTGGCGGTTCAAGCGTTGGCGGTGCTGGCTCAACTAGCGGAACAGGTAATAGCGCTGGTGCTAACACAGGTAGCGGTGGCGGTGGCGTTTATGGCGTTTATGTTTCAGGTGGTCTTGGTGGTTCAGGAATCTGCTATATCAGATGGAAGACTTCATAATGGCACATTTTGCAAAAGTAGAAAACGGTGTAGTGCAACAAGTTATTGTTGTCGCTGATTCTGATTGCGGTGGTGGCGAGTTCCCTACAAGCGAACCTATCGGTCAAGCGTTTCTTGCATCGTTAGGTCTTGAAGGCGAGTGGAAGCAGACTTCGTATAACTCTAATTTTCGTGGTATGTATGCTGCTGGTTGCGTTTACGATTCTGTGAACGATGTTTTTGTTGCGCCTGTTAGCCCTGATATCGAGAGTGAGGTTTAGTTATGTCCGCTAGGTTGATGGGTTATGTTTCGGCTAGCAACACACCGACAGTAGTTGGGGCTTTTCCTTACGGTGTTGCTTCTGGTGGCACTTCTAGTTCCATCACGGTTTCATCACAGGCGTATACGCTTTTGACTTTTACGAGTGACAGCAATCTTGTTGTTTCTACAGCGGGCTTGTTTGATATTTGCCTTGTTGGTGGTGGTTCAGGAACTTGCGGTTCAACCGTTACTGGCGGTGGCTCTCATTATGCTGGTGGTGGCGGTGGTGGCGGTGGTGTTATGGGCGCAGCCACAAGCGCAGCAAATTTAGTCACGGTTTATATTCCCGCTGGTACTTATGCTGTTGATGTTGGTGCTGGCGGTGCTGGCGGCGCAGGTGGTTCGGGTGGTGGTGGTCACGCTTATGGGACTAAAGGTTCTGAATCGTCTATTGCTGGAATTGCGTGTGTTTCTGGTGGAAACAGCGGTGGTTCTGCTGGTATGGGATTAAGTGCAGGGTTGGATGGCGCAAGTGGTGGTGGAATGAATGGTAAAACTTTGCAAAGTCTTTTTGGTAATAACGGTGGTGCTAATAACACAAACCCTGCTGCTGGTGGCGGTGGCGGTGCTGGTGGTGTTGGCGGTAACGCACCAAATACAACTACGGGTGGCACAGGAGGCAACGGTATTAATATAAGCGGTTTTATTGGTGGTTCAACTTATTATGCAGGCGCTGGTGGTGGTGGCGGTGGTGAAGTTACTGGTGGCACAGCAGGTAATGGTGGTGTCGCAGGCAAACTTAATGCTACTGGTAACGCTGGTGTTAATTATGGTGCAGGTGGTGGTGGTGTTGCAGGTAACAACATTACTGGTGGCGCTGGCGCAGCAGGCGCAGTATTCGTCAGGTTTAAGGTCTAATTATGTCAGCGCAATACTTCGCACAAATCGACGACAACAATGTAGTAACCCATGTTGCTGTAGTTCAGCGAGAGTTCCTTGAAGCGAACCCTCAACGCTACACGGGTCGTTGGGTTGAAACATTTTTCGATACTGAGGGTAAAACTTATGCTGGTATCGGTTTTACATATGATGAAGCGTTAGAGGATTTTGTTGCGCCTGTTAGCCCTGATATCGAGAGTGAGGTTTAGTTATGGCTGCAAGGTTGATGGGTTATGTTTCGGCTAGCAACACACCGACAATAGTTGGTCAATTTAGCAATACTTTGGCTGTCGATTTTTTGTTGGTTGGTGGTGGCGGTTCAGGTGCTAATCGTCAAGGTATAAATACAGGTGGTCAAGGTGGTGGTGGTGCTGGCGGTTTTGTAACTGGTTCAGGCATTATTGGCAAAACAACTTACACAGTTAAAGTTGGTGCGGGTGGTGCTGCACCAACACAATCGGCTGGTAAAAATGGCACAGCGTCATCGTTTATTGGTTCGGCTAATGGTGGCGGCGGTGGCGGAAGTGTAAGCAATGTTGGCGCAGTTGGTGGTAGCGGTGGCGGCGGCGGTCAAGGTTCGAACGGTGGTTCAGCAGTTTCAGGCGAGGGTAATAACGGCGGTAACAGCGCTAGTGATGCTGGCGGCGGCGGTGGTGGTGCAGGCGCAGTTGGTGGCACAGGTTCAGGCACAACTGGCGGTGCTGGCGGTAACGGTTCAACCAACGCCTATGACGGTGTAACAACTACTTATTCCGGTGGCGGCGGTGGCGGTTCTAACGGTGGTAGCGGTGGTGCTGGTGGTACTGGTGGCGGTGGTGCTGGTGCAGCAACAGGCGGTGGCACAAACGGAACAGCAAACACAGGTGGCGGTGGCGGTGCAGCAGGTAACGCTGGTAGCGGTTCAGCAGGTGCAGGCGGTAGCGGAATAGTGATAATCCGTTATTTGACAGCAGACGCAACAGGTTTAACAATCAGCACTACAGGTTCACCCAGCACAGGCACAGACGGTTCTTATACTTGGTACAAATACACAGCAACAGGAACATTGGTGGTTGCATAATGGCTCACTTCGCAAAAATTAAAAACAACACAGTTGTTGAAGTAATCGTTGTGCATAACAACGATTGCGATGGCGGGAATTTTCCAGAATCCGAACCAGCAGGTCAAGCGTTCATTGCATCTATCGGTTTTGACGGTGAGTGGAAACAAACAAGTTATTCAGGTTCGTTCCGTTCGAAGTTTGCTGGTATTGGCGACACTTGGAACGGCACAGACTTTATTGAGCCTTAAAGTGTGGGTCGCAATCTAACAAGGTGGCTTATACCGCTACCAGCAATCCTGTTCACCTTCTTTCCACAAACAGCGAACGCTGAACCGATACAAGGTTTGAACGCTGTCGGCTACACGATAACTGAGATACCGCCTACCAGATCAGACACGATCTATCAGACTTGCGGAACAGAAACAGAGAACAACATCAACCGAAACTTTAACGGCGAACCATTCCAACAATGCGGTGATGACCTATTTATGATTCACTACACAGGCTTCATCGAGATACCTGAGAACGATTCGATTGAGTTTATGGTCGCAGCCGATGATGGTGGCACAGTCAAGATTGGTTTGGAGGAGTTTGGCACTTGGGAAGATAAAGGCTGTTCGTGGTCTGAACCGTTACAAGAAACATTCGAGGCTGGCATCTATCCGCTCGATGGTTGGTTCTACGAACACGGCGGAGGGACTTGCTATATGTTGGTGTGGAACATTGATGACGAAGGCTGGGCGATTGTTCCCGATGAAGCGTTCACTACCAACGGTGTATCCACCACCACAACTTCAACAAGTGCCACTTCCACGACAACCACGACCACGACAACTTTGCCCGAAACAACAACCAGCGCATCTACAACAACCCTGCCTCAAGAAAGTTCCACAACCACAGAGCCAGTTCAGACAAGCACAACCACATCAGTTGCAGATACCACGACAACCCTTGCCACCACAACGACCACAACGACTCAACCAATTTCAACACCGACACAAACAACCTCTACAACCGATCAGCCCGTTGCTGTTCCCAATACTTCCGCACCTGTTTCCGAGCCTCTACCTGAGCAAGAAGCCGTGTCCACGACAACAGAAACCACATCAGAAACCACAGACCCCACGACCAGCCTGCCAGATACCACACCACAGCCGATAGAAGAAGAAACATCGCCTCAGGATACCTCAACAAGCATCGAAACTACGACCAGCATCAGTCAGCCTGCATCAGAAAGCACAGAATCAACGCTGACAAACGAAACAGAAACGACCCTACCCTTACCTCAAACTGACAATTCTGAAGCGTCTAATGCAATCCTAGAGCCTGTTATTTCTATAGAAACCACTGAAACAGGCGAAATCAGTCCTGAGGTATTCGATCAAATACTTGACGAGATCGCTGATGCCGAACCTGAGAAAGTGGTGGCGATTGTTGAGGCGATCTTGGCAACAAACATTACGCAAGCACAAGCGGTTGAACTTGTGGTATCGCCTGTAGTGCTTGAAGCGATAACAGAGGAACAGGCTGAGGCGATCTTTGAAACGATTGTGCCTGAGGAATTGACGGCAGCGCAGGCTGAGCAGATGAGCAAAGTATTGAGTGAAGCACCAACAAAGATCAAAAAGGCGTTTCAGAAAGTTATCGATATTTTTGGTTCACAGTTTGAACAGTATGTGCCAACTGGTTCTAATATCCCTGTTTCACAACGCAGAACTCTTGTCGCCATTGGCGGTCTTTTGACTATGCTTCCAATGCCGACCACGAGGATTAAACAATGAAGAAAATCAAAAACTATTTTGTGGATAACACTTGGACTTGGGTTGGCACAGGGCTTGTTCTGATTACGCTGTCTGGCACTACATTTCGTCAAGCACTGCTGCTCACGGGTATCGGGATTGTTATACACTCGGTTCTCACACTCGGCTCAAAGGAATGATCTATGAAGAAAGCACAAGATATTGCACAAAGACTTCTTTCGCTGTTTATGGCGAACGCACTAGCAATCGTTACTGGCAGCGCAATCGTTGGGGGTATCCCCGTTTGGAAAGCGGCGGCACTTGCAGGCTTTACGGCTGTCGCACAAGTTGCGGAACGCCTTGCAAAAGCATCTGTTGATGGCAACTTGACCGCACAAGAAATCTCTGACGCTTTCGGCGGTAACGGTAAAAAAATTGTTAAGAAACGATCAGCAAAATGAAACGCCCATACACAGGAAACAAAGACGGACTTGCAGCAGGCGAACGAAAAGGTCTAAGAGTTTTCATCAACCAATTAACAAAACTTTATCCTGCGTTATGGGATAACGGGTCATATGTGAATCGTTCTATGCGAGGCAAGACTGGAACATTGTCTGTTCACGCAACAGGTCGTGCAGTTGATTTGTCTTTCAGATATATGGCGAAAGAGAAGCGTGGCATTCCCGAAGGTGGAAGAAAACAAGCGATGGAAGCAATAGATTTTGTTGTCAAGAACGCTGACGCTTTCGGACTTGAGTGCATTCTTGATTATTTCCCGATGCCACACGGCAGAGGTTGGCGATGTGATCGTGCTTCGTGGAATATCTATACGAAACCTGAGATTCACGGCGCACCGATGGGTGATTGGGTGCATTTTGAGATTTCGCCTGCGATGGCTGACAACCCTGATGCGATGCGTGAAGCGTTCGCCCAAGCAGCAAAGCCTGTCGCATAATGTCTGACGCTCTCGCCACAATCATTGTTGCCCTGATCAGCACCATCGGGCTAATCATTGTAGGGCTGATGCAACTGTTTAAGACAGAAGCGAGAGAAGCAGCAATCGAAAACCGTCAAGATCACGCCATTGTTCAACAGCAGTTGCGAATGATTTTTAAGTCGGTGAACAGGGTAGATGACAAGTTAGATAAACATTTGACAGATCACGCAGAAGGAACAAATGGGAAGCCAGCAAAACGAAACTAGCCGCACAAAATCAGTTGTGTATGTCAAGTGGCACGATGCTCACGCTGTCGCCCCGTCTTGGTTTGCGCTCGATGACATTGTTGATGAGCCTGCGATAGTTGAATCTGTTGGCTGGCTTGTGCCTGATTCGATCACAGGGCATATCGTGGTGGCGCAATCTGTTCTCGGTGACGAGGCTGATCACATTTTGGCGATTCCTGTCGGTATGGTTCGAGAGATGCGTGTCCTGTTTTCTAGTTTGCTACCATAGAAAGTTGTGCGAGGCGTTCTCCTTCTCCGCCTGCGCACACGGGTTGAGCAGACCAGCCTTTTGGGGCTGGTCTGTTCCCCGTAGCCTCGAAAAGCCCCTATTTATAGGGGTAAATGAATGATTAGGTATCTGCTGCTAGGTGGGCTAAAGTGTAGTCATCGGGCAACAGCCCGATAGTTCAAGAGGAGGACTAGAAATGATTAGCAAGTGGAACGGTATGCTCATCGATCTCAGTGGCAGCAAAGCAGACATCACGCCTGCGCCGACAGCACAGCCAAGAGATATCGGAACGATGCAGATGCAGCGCACTTATGAGGTTGTGCGGATTCGAGGCAGGGTCGGTGGCGAATATTTTACGCCTTGCCTAGTGCTTGATGGCAGACCAACTTCGATACAAGGCAGATCGCATCAATATCCTCGCACGGCTCGCAAGGCATTAGCGAAGTGGGCAAAACAAGTAGAAGCCGATTTGATCAACGCTACGATTGTTGATGACGGCGAAAACACAAGTTGGGAAGGCGTAGCGATGTGGGATTATCACTACGAGTATGTGTATAAGGGCAACGCCCATATTCACGGCTACGAGCAAGACCGCACCGTGCCTGCTACAAGGCGATGCTGGTTTGACCCGTTGGCTCGCATAATCAAAGAACAACCTTGCAACACCCCTGAGGCATAATCGGTTCAACATAAACCAACAACGAAAGAGAGAAGGAAATGCAAGCAATCCCAAAACCCAAACACGGCAGCAAAGAATGGCTACTGACTAGATGGCGTGATGATCAAGGCAGATGCGTGTTCGGGGCTTCCGATATCCCTGCGCTGATGAACGCTTCGCCATACAAGTCAAGAGCCGAACTGTTCGCAGACAAGTTAAACGAGCCGATTGAGCAAGCAGACAAGGCGGTGTTTAGGCGAGGCAATCTGCTCGAGCCAGCCTTGTTGCAGGCAGCATCAGAGCAGTTGGGCAAACAGTTTTTCACGCCTGATTCTGTTTACCGTGATGGCAGGCTCTCGATTTCGCTTGACGGTGTTGATAATGAGCAAGCCCCAACGATTGTGATTGAGGCTAAGACCAGCACACGGTATTCAATCTATGACTCGAACGATCTGCCGATTGAATGGTTGTGGCAAGGCTGGGCGCAACAGTCCGTGCTTGATTGCCCTGTATGGTTCAGCGTTCTTGACCGTGATCTAAGAATCAATGTTGTAGAACTGCCAAAAAACGAAGTGGCGATTGATGCTCTGCGATTAGAAACAGAAGTGTTCGGTGAATGGATAGATAACAACACACCACCGATGGAGGAAATCAACAACTTTAGTGCCGATGACATCGCACGGATTATTAAACCGACCCCAACGATGATCGAGTTAGATGCAACAGCAGCGCAGTTAGTAATCGATTTGGAGAAGGCACGGGCTGCCTCGAAAGAGGCGAGCGATGCTGAGGCACGAATCAAAGATGCGCTGGCACAGATGATGTTGAACCACGAGATCGGTATGTTCAACGGGCAAAAGATTCTGTCTTGGCAGCAGCAGGCAGGCAGAACGGCACTCGATGTGGTTCGACTTCGTGCCGATCACCCAGAGTTAGTTAAGCAATATGAGAAACAAAGTAATGCCTATCGTGTGATGAGAACACACAGAAATAAAGTCAAGTAATGAAATCACAGTACAAAGTTCAATCTAGAAGCGCAAAAGGAAAGTATGTAACACGATTAACAACTGAGAACTGGAATCAAGCAGTGATTTATTACAACGGGATAAACATTGGGAATGGATTTCGAAAGC